GCCCACGACGATATTACGAGCTGCCGATACGCCTCTACCGCGCCCGTCTTGGTGAACACCGCGTACCCCGCGCCGGTGAACGTCGCCAGGTTGGAGCCCGCAGTGCAAAGGCCGCCGACCGTCACCGTCAGTCCAGTGACCGCCGCGTACGGGTCACCGCCGTCGCCCGTGCTGGACTCGTATGGCTTCACCACGAACGAGCCCGCACCGCCGACGCTCTTGCACCGAACGACAAACACGAACGTGTCAGCCGCCGCGGTGGCCCCGACGTTCTGGCCAGTCTGGGCGCCGTCGCCCGTGAACGTCTGATTGACGTGCAATGCCAGCCCGCGGTTCAACGTCTCGCCGTCCGGCACTTCACCCGACAGGCCGATTAGCTCGGTCGGGCTGGCGGTCAGCTTTTCGGACGTCAGCGGGCCGGTCACCTCGTAGTATCGCGAGCCCGCCGTGTTGCCGAAGATCGTCAGCATTCGCACGTCCACCGCCGACAGGAGCCGCGCGTTCAGCTGCTCCTCATACTCGCCAGCCCCGAAGTAGCCGTACCCGCCGAACGTCTGGCCGTACCGCAAATCGCCGGGCACCTGGGCGTTACCGCAGAATGTGCGGGCGTCCACCACCTCCCGGTCAAGCGTGGTGTCAGCGGCGTTCAGCGCGCATGAGACGTCGATCTCATCTAGGAACGTCACCATGCCCGCGCCATGGATTGGGCTGCCCGCCATCGTCTACCCTCCCGCCGTGTCTGCCGGCCTGGCCTTCGTTGGCGCTGGCATCGGTGCCGGTGCGGTTACCGGCTCGATTGCGCCCGTTGCCAGCAGGCTGTCGAAGTCAACCAGGTTCATCGGCCCCATTGACGTGATAATCACCGCCACCATCTCTGGCGTAACCGTGAACTCCTCGCCGATGTCAAGCGGCGGCATCGGATCGGCCAACCGTACCATCGCCCGGTACCGCTTGCCCACATGCTGGGTCATTGCCATAATGTCACCCTGTACCCTTCCCCGTCTTTTGCACCCGCAGCAGCAGCACATGGTTAGACCGTCACTACTACCGGGATGCGTGCCATTAGAGTGTCAACACTGTTCAAGGTTGAAAAGCCGTAGGCGATGAACGCCTGAACGGCGGTTTCACTTGCGATGCCACCGAGCGTCGCGTCCGCCCGGATGGCGGCCTGGACGCTGTTGGTAGTGGCGGGGTCGATGTAGTCGTCTAGGCGGTCCTGTGCGCGCCGCATTCCCAGCGCCATCGGGACGTGAAGCTCGATGATCATCTCGTACTGCTTGGCGCGGTTGGCAATCTCCCACCAGCCGGACGTCGGCGGCTTGGGAAAGACGATGGCGCACGGCATCCGCTCGCTGCCCTTTTCGACGTCATAGGCATACAGCCCGGTGATCGTGTCGAGCCGCGTCTGGATACCGTCGCGGATGGATGCCACGCTAGCCACGGTTCCACCCCGCTTCCACGGCGGCGTTGAACTTCCCGATCAGCCCCGGCAACTCCGCGACGACTGGCGGCACGATGCGGCTTAGCCAGCCCTTGGTTTCGTCCCCGGCGGATGGGCCAGCGCGGTAGTGCATGACTGCGCCCTTGCGCGTGCCAGCCTCCAAGACGGCGCCATACACCAGGCCGCTCCCGACCGATGCCACAAAGCCGGACTCATATGATCCGCTAACCTCGGTAACGCCACCACCCGGCTCCAACGTCTGCCGTAGGTAGCCAGTGTCGATCGGTACCTGGCCGGGTGACGCCGCCTTGCTACGCGCCAGGAGCATGATCCGGTCGAATAGCTCGCGCATCGGCCCGCCAAACACGGCCGCCGGATCTACCTCCCGCGTCACCTTGACTACCACGGCGTCGCTAGCCATCGCCTATCGCCCCGTCGCCACCAGCGCCGACGTGCGCCGGTACGGCCACAGCATGATGCGGGACGTCGGGTGTAGCTCCGGCTGGATGACGAACTGCCCTAGCGCCTCCGACGCAATGACGCCAGACGGCCCCTGGGATTGCTGTAACAGCCGTAGCGTCTCTAGTAGGCATACTTCCTTGACCACCGGCGGGACGGCCGGCCAGCCCCACGCGCCCGTGATCCTGACGCCGCGCTGCCCGCCGGTCGGAAACGTGTAACCCGCCCCCGTATCCCGCCGGTCTACGTGAATCTCGGTGTACGGCTGCGCCGGGTCAAGCGCCGCGGCGTTGTCCGGCCACAGGATGTAGTCGGTTGTCGCCCACGTTGTGCCGTAGGTGCCGGTCCCGTTATCGTCAGTCACCAGGCCGCCAGTGTCGATCGACACCAGGGATGGCACTACCAGGAGGTCGGGCCACTCGGCCGTCAGGTAGCGCACCGTCCCCGTTGCCGTCAGGTAGAACGCATCCTGGCACCATGCCCCGATAGCCTGGCTCACGGCGTCAAGGATGGCGCCATGTACGGCGTCCTCTGTGGCCGTATACGTCTCGGCCCCCGTGGGGTCAAGGCGCTGCCGGAGCTCGGCAATGCTGGCGTACCGGGTGGCAGACGACATTACCAGTCATCCTCCACATCAGGGACGGTACGGATGGCCGCACGCTGGGCCTGGCGGTTCCTGGCCTTGCGCACCTGGCGCTTACCCTCGCCCGCGTCTGCGCCTTCCGCGGCGGGAATGTCCTCCACTGCCACCACAGGCGGCTCTGCCGGCGGCAGGATGGGGTCATCGGCTACTGACACTACTCCCGGCGAATCAGCCGACAGAGCGTCATACAGCGCCGTTGTGATGTCTTCTACGGCGCCCTCGCCCCACTGGCCAAGGCTGGACTGATAACGCCAGTTGAATCGTACCCTCATCAGATTTCCCTCACCTTCACATAGACCGTCACGGCGGCCGTCAGCGCGTCACACTGCGCCACGGCGACGGTGATCGGGCCCGACACCAGGAGCGGAACGTGACTGTTGGTGATCGCCACCCCGCCAGTCGTGACCGCCGACCCTCGCGGGAACTGCAACACGTCGGTGGCGCTGGACGTGGACGTGAACAGGAGCCCGCCCGGCGGCGTTGTCGCCAGCGTGCCGGTCACGTCCGTGGTTCCAGGAGCCGACGCGTGGAAGTCGTAGTACACCCACTCAAGATACCCCTCGCGGAGTACCGTGATCGTCCCGCTGCCCGTGCAGGTGCCGGCCCCGCCACCGCCGTCCGTTGTCGTGATCGCCACCGAGTAGATCGGCGCGCCTAGTCTTGCCATGTCATGCCCCCTATGCCACTACCGCTACCAGATAGACCGGCGTACCGTCCGGCAAACGGCACCGGATCTGGTGGGTCTTACCACCCCAGGTCGGTTCGTTGCCAGCGGCCGATATCAGGTTGCCGTTGCTGACGGTCCAGCCCACGAAGTCCACCAGCGCCGCGTCCGTGTCCACGTCTGCCCCGCCGGTTGTGTTGCCAGCGTTCGTCGCACGGTACACTGCCAGCCGCGAGCCTACCGGGTCCGTCGTCGCGCCGTCGCTCCATACCACCGCGTCCACTGCGGACAGATAGCCCGTGAGCCCCGCCTTGTCGGGCAACTGTAGCGTCGCCCGCACCGCCGTGCCCTGGCCAGTAACCGTGCCAGTTGCGCCGAACGATAGTGATATCTGCGCACCGTCCGCCGTCGCCCCGGCCACGTCCTCGACCGTCGTGTATGCCCGGAGCGCTGTCCCGCTGCCGGCCGCGCCAGTGACATATAGGCGGTCATAGATCCCTACGGCCGTCCCGCTGGTGGCGCCGTCATCAAAGTAGAACGACACGAACTTCATGCTCGCCGTATCCTCGACGATGCGCGCCCCGCTGGCGCCGCCTTTGATGATCCCGCCGTCAACGTTCGCCGCGGCAATCGTCGCCCCGGTGAAGTCCAGCCGGCACTCGCCCATACACTCAAGCGCCACATCGCTGGCGTCAAACTGCCAGTAGTCGTTAGCCGCCGCCAGAAACCTCACGTCGCAGTTGAGCGTACCGTTGCCGAAGATGACTGACGTATCATCGGCCACGGGGATGATGTTCAGGTCGTTCTCATCCCAGACGATGCCGACGTCACCAGTCGCCCCGCTGCCAGTGCCGAACACCAGCACGTCGTTATCCTTGAACTGGACGTCAACGCCCGTGGTGTAGACCAGCGCGGCGCTTGAGTCGAAGTACAGATAGTTGCTGGTGAAGTAGAACTTGTGATCCCAGCACGATGACCCGTCACCCCACGATAGCAGGCTGTCGTTGGCGTCCGGGTCTACCATGAACTTGGTGGCATCCCAGTACAGATAGACATCGCCGGTCGTTTCGACGGTCGGGTTGGTCCCGCCGCCGATGATGAGCTTGGCGTTGTCTTTCAGCTTGCAGTCGATATCGGTGATGAACGCTAGGTCGTGCCGGGCGGTCATGGTCTACCCCTCTAGGCCGAACTTGTCGCAGACCGGCAAGTGCTCGGCCCGTAGCTTGCCATCGCTGGACATCTTCTCCAGCGCCTTGACGATGACCTCGCGGGCCTTGGCGCCGAACTCGTACTCGCGGCCCGTGTCCGCCTCGCCGTTCCACCTGACGCCAGTGTCGGACGTCACGAACTCAAGCGCGGCGTGTTCGTCCTCGGTGAACGATAGGTCGCGCCGCAGGTCTGACACGATGCGGATGGTGGGCAAGTCGCCTTGCTCTGGCAGTACCATCAGCAACGTCAGCCTCTCCCCCGCCTTCAATAGCATTCGTTTGCCTCTCTCTCCCCAGTGTGTCGGGGGCGGGCGCGTGACCCGCCCCCGTTTCTCACGCATCCGTCTCGGTCACCTGGAAGAAGTAGGTAACGGCCCACTGCTTGCCCGCCGGCACCTTTTCATCCAGCACATCAACCCACTCATCTGCGACCTGGTACCGAAGGCAGATCTTCTGACGCGCCGCCACCGTTACCGTGGCGTTGTCCGTCAGGATCTTGTCGCCCACTTCCAGGATGGTTTCGAGCGCCATCTTACGTCCCCGATGCGATGACCGGAATGTAGGCGGTAGTCGCGCCGATCTTGATCTTGATCTTGAACGTTGACGCCTGAGCCGCCTCGGTGGACGCCGTCACGCACCCGCCGTTACCCGTCCCGCTGAAGTTGACAAAGTTGGTCACGTTCGGGGTGTAAAGGTAGATACCGTTGTCCACCGTCTGGCTACTCCCGGTGCCACTGTCGTTCGCCATGTAGAGCAACGAGAACTCGCCACCCGTGGCGATGTCACCGCTGTTCAGCGTCTCCAGGAACAAGCACGCCACATGGCTGTAGGCCGTGTAGGTGCCGCTTCCAGTGATGACGCCGCGCATTGCCGCCATGATCGCGCCGGCCTGATTAATCGTCGCGCCGGTGTTGTCTAGCTGGCCCTGGACACCCCACACATACGAGGTGCCGTCAGTGCTCCAGGTGATGCCAGTCTTGACGCCCGCCTTACCGGCGATCGCCAGCGTCGCCGCGCAATGCCCGGTGTTGGCATAGAGGTTCGTCGCGTACACCCCGCGCGTCACCCCGCCAAAGGCGTGCGAGGATTCCATGTTAGTGTAGAACGCGTGGGTTGCCGTGGTCGCCGTAGTGGCTGCCGTGCTGGACGTGCCGAACGCGAACACGTTGCCAGTCGTCAGGCCGGTAGCCTGGACCCCGATGAGCGCGTCCGCCATGCTGAACTGGACGCCGACCGGCCACGCTGCCGCCCCGCTGGCCTTGTCGATCAGAACGGCCGCGCACGTCCCGTTGTTCGTGATCGTGCCCGTGCCAGTCGTCTCGACATGGACGCCAGCATACCGGCCGCCACTGTCAACCGTCATCGCCGTTCCGGAAGCCAGCTCCGTCGATGCGTCGAAGCACGACGTAACCGCGCCCGTCTGGACCGACGTAGCGCCCGCGAACTCGTTGTAGCCCTGGATTGCCGTATAGACGCCGGTGGTCGAGTCGATACCCGCCAGCCACTTCACCTGCCCCTGGATGGCACGAATAGACCCGCCAGCCTGGTCATAGGTGAGCAGCGTCCGCGACTGTAGCGCCCGCACGTTCTTGCCAACGCTGGCGCCGTTGTCGTCAGTGAACACCCGAACGGCGCCCCAGTCGTCGGTCTGTTCCAGCGCCACGCCGCTGCCCTTCAGGCTCGCCTTGGAGCCAATGGAAAACAGCGTGCCAGTGCCAAGGAACTTCAACGACCAACTGTAGCTGGCCGCGCCGAAGTTGAGCACGCTGGCGTTGACCGTCGGCACGAAGTCGAAGTCGGTGCCGTCCCACTGCATGTAGGCATCCCCGCAGGACGGGCTGTTCTCGCTCCCCGCCGTGCCGAAGTACAACTTGCACGAATCGTTGAGCTTGCAGTCCTCACTTGCGAGGATTGAGATTTGTTCCGTTTGCGCCATCTGTCATCACCTCCGTGATATCCCTTGGGTGGTGGCCGGCCGCCACTTCACCGACCACCACCCCACACCGCCCCGCAAGGAGAGGGATTGTTGTTACGCCTCGTCCATCCGCACGAACTCGGCCAGCACGTATCCGGCCCCGCTGGTCAGCCCCGTCGCCACAACGACGTCGATCGTGTCGGCGTCGTCATAGTACTTCCCCAGGCAGTAGGCCGCCGTCGTGGTTTCGTCCCCCACGTAGGCGCCAACCGTGCCCTCGGTCACGTCGCCAGTGTCGATCCACCCGTCCGTGTTGTCGCTGTCGCCAACGTCGATTGACGGACTGCCGCCGGCGAACGCCGTGGTAATCACCAGCACCACCTTGGACACGAACGTGTCAGCCGGCACGTCAATGACCGGCGTGGTGGCGTTCGCGTAGGTCGAATCGATCTGGGCCGACTTGACCCAGTACGACCGCTGCGTTGTCTGCATCGTCATGTCGCCACCTCCGTGGTCTAGGCCTCATCCAGGCGAACGAAGTGCGCCAGGACGTACCCATAGCCCGACGCGCAAGCGCCACCGCTTTCCACAAAGTCAATCGTGTCAGCGGCGGCATAGTACTTCCCCAGGATGTAGTTTGCCGTGGTCGTCTCATCGCCGACGTAGGCCCCGACCGTGGTCAGCGTCAGGTCATCGGCGTGAATCCATCCAGCCGGAGTCGTGCCGTCGCCCACCGTGCCAGCCGGCGAGCCGCCGGCAAACACCGTGGTGACCACGAACACCACCTTGGTTACCAGCGTCCCCGCTGGAACGTCGATCACCGGCGTTGTCGCGCCAGTGTAGGTGTAGTCGATCCGCGCCGACTTGACCCAGTACCCTTCGTTGGTCGTTTGCATCGTCATCGTGTCACCGCCTCAGATGTTCCGCAGGACGGCCGCCCACTCGGTGCCGCTGGTCGCGGAGCCTGTCGGGGTGTATCGGGCCAGCGCCATCCGCCAGAACATTATGATGCCGTTCTGGTCCTTGTATGCCTTGCGATAGGTCTCCACCGTCATCTGCCGCAGGTAGCCGATGCTCAGCGCGTTGCGGTTGAAGGCCACCACCTGATCCTTGGTGTTGTTGCCGGCCGTGGTGCTGACCTTGCCATCGGCCTCGGTCAGCGGAACCGCCATCGTCACCAGCAGCGGGTTGCGCCCGATCGCCGCCACCTCGCCCGTCAGCACCGTCGCGTTGGCGCCGTACTTGTCCACGGTCACCAGTTCGTCAATGTTCTGGACCGCGTCGTATCCTTCGGGATTGATCAGGTAGATGAAGTCTCGCGGGTTCGCCGGGTGTGCCCAGTCTGTCAGCCGCGTCCGGTCAATGCACAGCGGCCGGAGCCCAGTCAGGTCACTCAGTGCGATAGACGCGCCGGCAATCGCCGCCGTGTTCGTGGTAGTGTCCACAATCGCCGCGTGCCGGATACCATCGAACTGGACCAGCCGATGGTTGGCCGCCAGGAGCGCGTCATCACTATTGATGTTGCCCGTTGCCGCCAGGGTCGTGTCGCCGTTGACCACGATGTCATCGGTGTAGAACGCCACCGACATCTGCGACCGCTCGCGGATGGCCTGGACGAACGGGACAATCGACTCTTCCTCGATCTCGCCCGACCACTTCTGGTGGATGCCGAACTTCGATGCCGTCACGCTCACGCGGGCGAACGTCGTATCCTGCGTGTCGTAATCCGCCGGGTCATCGGTTGTTGACTCGGGGTAGGCCACCGGCACCGGCGGCGCACCAAACACCGGAATGTAACCGGTCTTGGCGTTCATCGGGAAGCTCCGGATCAGCGGCGCAACCACCGCCGACTGCGTGGCAGCATCCCACATCTGGGTCATGTACTGGACGCCCACTACCGCGCTGGTGTCCGTGGTGTCCATCGCGCGCATCGGCACGCCATCATCGGCGGCTGCCCGCTCCTGTAGCGCCGCCACCAGGCCGCGCAATTCCTCGGATGGCCCATTGCGGCTGATGCCCTGGCGCTGCGCGTCGGCCAGGATGCCGTGCGCCATCTGGACGTCGATCTCATTCAGGCCCATGCGGGCATAGCGCGTGCCGGCCATCTCGCGGCCGGGCTCCGGCTCCGGCTTGACCTTGGCGGCCTCCATGCGGGCCGCCACGCGCTCGTCAACCGAGTCCTCGATCAACTGCGCCACCTGCGCCCGCTGGCCGTCTGAGAGCGCGCCCTGCATGGCCTCAACCTTGGCCACGATGTCACGCGCGGTTACGTTCTTCGTTTCGTCACTCATCGTTCGTTTCCTCCGCCGGCTCCCCGGCTGCATGTTCTAGCATGGCGGCGAGCTCTGCCAGGTCAACGTCGTCCAGTGTGTCAGCGTCAACCGTGGCCAGGATGCGCTCGCCGTCGCCATCGTCGGCCGGCGCGTCTTTGCCGACCGATTCCTTCCCAACCGACTTTGTGGTCACCCGTTCCAGGAGCGTTCCGAGCCGCGACGCGGCAGCCTTCACCGCCTCATGCACCTCGGTCAATTCCTGGACGTTGCGGCTGGAAAGCTCCGCGCCGACCCGCTGGCCGTCCGCGATCACCTCCAACTCGCCCGACAAGAACAGCGCCCGCCAGTTGTCATCGTCCAGCGCCCGAATCTCATCACCGCCGATCCACTCCGGCGGCGTCATGCCCAGGAACCGATACGCTGGCAGTAGGCGCTTATACGCCCGGTGCCGCGCGGTGTCTGTCTCAGGCCCGCTACGGGTCAACGCCTCGACCATCCCGGCCGCCACGTCAGCCCACGCGCCTTCGTCCAGCTCGCGTTCGCCCGTTGTCGTAACGTCGTCAGACACATCAGCCTCCGTCGCCGTGGCATCCCGCCCGGCATGGTCGCTATCGTCGTCGTCAATGCCCCGCGCCAGGGCCGCCTGTAGATCCGCCAGGAGGGACCGCATGGCCGCCCGTTCGCCTTCCTGCAACGCCAGCGGGTCAAGGCCCACGGGTACGGCGGACACTTCGAGCAGTTGGTGTGCCGTCGCCTTTTTGCCAGACGTCCGCGCCGGCAGGCCGGCATCGTCCACGTCATCCCAGGATATCGACACGGCCTCAAGGCCCCCAACTGGCGAGCGATACTTGGCCGCCACCCGTTGTGCAAAGTCGTCGCCTGGGTCAAAGTGGACCGCCACCCGGAGCGGCAACTCATCGGGCGCCGTGGTCACGTCCACCACCCCCAGCGGCAGCCGCTCACCCGCCATGTCGTGGGCCCACAAGAACGGGTACCGCGGCCCGTCGCCACCGGGGCCACCGCGGGATAGATCCCAGGGGAGCCCGGCCAGGTCGATCCCGTCCGCCTTCGTGCCGGCCGTCGCCGCGGTAAAATACAGCGGGCCATCGGCCGGCGCGTCGCCGTCGTCAGGCTGTCGGTGTAGCCGCAGGAATGGCATCTGCCACCTCCATGATTCGCGCTTCGTCCAGCTCGGCATACACCACAGTACACCGGCAGTTTATCGTTTGCGCCGGGTCGTCAAAGTCACCCGGAAACATGCCCTCCTCACCGCCCACCTCAAATGGTTCCGACATCGGCACGTTTTGCCCGTGCGCGTCGCGGTGGTCGTCTCGCACCCGATCGTCCAGCGCCGACATCCAGACCTTGGTCAAGTCCAGTCCGGTCTGCTCGGCCGCCAGTTGGCTTCCGCCAGAGTAGGCGCCTAGCACCTCGGTGCGCGCTATCGTCGTGGCGGATGACCGGATACGGTCAGCCATGACGGACTCAACGCGGGCGGCGAGATCCTTCATCGTCTCGCCCGACTGCATCCCCTCACCAAGCGAATCCTTCAGCATGGTCCACGTGGTTTCGTTGACCGTCTCTGCGAACCGCTGGGCCCGGGCCCGCAGGAAGTTGACCGCGGCCGGGGCCGTCGCATCGAATGCCGACGACGGCGCCACGTCTGCCACCAGCGCCGCGCCGGCGGCCTTGACGGTATCCTCAAGGTCTGGCTTGATCGCCTGGCGGAACTCGCGTATCCACCGCGGGCGCTGGAAGATCGTCGTCAGGTCCGCCACGGACATCCGTGCATGTTCGCCCGCGCCAGCCCGCGCGCCCATGCGGTCCAGGATGCTCGCCTTCTGCCGCTCGAAAAGCGCCCGCACCGTCTTGGCTACGGCGGCCTCATACGGCGCAAGGGCTTTGCTGGCCCGTTCCATGATGCGCGCGTGTCCGTCGCTGCCGTACTCCGGCACCTCGATGCGCCGCACGCCCATGCTGGCGGCCTCGGTGACGGGCTGTTCCTCGGGCTCTTCCTGGTACTCGCCGGGTTCCTCGGGTTCCTCCGGCTGCGGATCATCGGCCGGTTCCTCTTGTGGTGCCTCTGTGACGGGCTCTGGTGCCGGTCCTACGATAGCATCGGCTACCTCATCGTCCAGCCCGATAGCGCCCGTTAGAACGGCCTTGAGAGACTCGGGGCTAATGTACCCCTGCCCCATCGCCTGGAGCCCGTTGAAGATGGCAACAACCTTGCCCACCTCGATTGACTGCCCGGCCGTCGCCAGCGGGTCAAGGCCCACGCCCTCGCGGTATTCATTGGCCGTCAGCGCGCCGACCTCCATCTGCTCGCGGGCGATGCGCCAGCGTTCGGCCTCGTCGTCCTGGAGTGCCGTCACGTCGGACAAGTCCAGCGCCACGAAGTCGATTTGATCCCCGAACATCGGCACCAGCCGGGCCGTCAGCTCGTCGCCTATCCAGGTGGCTTCCGGCTCCAACGCCATCATCCAGATGCCCTTGTATGCGGCGTCCATGTTCTGATATGTGCGCCTGGTCCCGCCGACAAACTCAATCGGTATTCGGTACACCCTGGCCGCGTCCTCGATAGCGAAGTCCATCAGCGCGACGAACTCGGCATCTTTCGGCGAGACGGTCGCCAACGATTCGACCTGGAACCGGTGCCGCATGATCGCCAGCCGGTGCTTGGATTCCTTCGCCGTGAACCGCCGGCCGATGTCGCGGTCAAGGTCTAGCATCTGCTGTTCGCTTAGGAACTCTTGTCCCTCTGGCGGCAGGATGATGCCGGACGGCGTGAGCCCGCGCTTGAAGATATCGCGGTTGGATGACATCGCGTCTTGGTAGCTATCGGCCCCGAGCCGCGCCACGTCGCCGGGGGCCAGGACGCCATAGTCGGGGTCGGCCGGGTCGGGGTACCGCAGCCATAGCACCTCACCGGGCGCCAGGACGGCTTGGTCGGCGGTGCGAGGGTCGATCACCCAGCCGGCGATTGTGCGGGCGCTATCGCCCTTCGTCGCCTTGATGACTTCCATCTTGTCATGCCGGACGTAGCCGATCTCCTGCGGTGGCTTGGTGGCCGAGGTGCCGCGGCCGAACATCCGCCAGAACGCCTGGCCCGCAAGCCCTAGGCTCATCTCCGTCATGCGCATCAGACCAGAGCCCGTCCAGTCTTCGTTAGGCCGCGCCAGCCGTCGCGTTAGGTCGCTGCCCTCCACCTCGGTGACGGTGCCAGCGTCTGCCAGCCGCACGCCACGCGCCGCCATCGGCATACCGCGGCGGGCTAGCGGGTCGCGCACGTCAACCTTGCGGCCACGGCCACCGGCGCCCAGGCGATACGCCTTGATCGGCAGGGACGCCAGCATGTCCGAGCGCAGCGTGACGCAGGCATAGATCGCGCCACGGCGGATGTAGTCAAGCTGGCCGGCTTGCGCCTCGCTCAGCCCGTAGGCCGCCACGAAGTGCGAGAGCATGGCGTCGGCGGTACGCTGGCGGGGGTTGACGGTGGCCGGGCGTGATGCGACGGGGATGCCGCGTTTCTCGGAGATAGCGTCAAGCGCCGTCTGGTAGGCGGCGGGATCGACAGCCTTTAGGGCTAGCAGGTCCGAGGCGGTCATAGTCCCCTAACGCAAAACGCCCGGCCACCGCGGACATCCGCAGTAGGTCGGGCGATTGCCGGCTAGAACGTCGCCGGATGGCCTCTATAGCACGTCGCGGTCAGTGTAACATGGGCCGTCCCGCGTGTCAAGAGATAACGCATCCGGCCCGTTGACGTTCCCGTTACCATCGTCCCTTGCCGGCCGTACGTGCGGCAGGCCCAGCACGTCGGACAGGTGGTTGACCTGGACGATCAGCGACCGCCGCAGCACGATCAGCACCTCGCGGGTGACGGGTGGCGGGCCGTCGTTAGGCGTCATGCCACCTCCAACGCCATCGCCACTTGCTCGGGCTCTGCCACGAACAAGGGCGGCTGCGTGTTGGCCACCCGCGCCCGTGCCAGGTCGGCCGTGGCGGGGTCAATCTCGCTGGCGATGTAGTGGCGCCCGAGCATCTTGCACACGGCCGGCACTGTCCCGCCGCCCGTGAACGGGTCATACACGACAGCGTCGGGGGCGGTGAAGGCGCGAAGGACAACGCGGAGGTACTTCGGGTTTTTGGTCCACCGATGATTCTGACCGTCAACGTTGCCCCACGCCGTACCGATGTAGCCATCCGGCATATAGCCCACCAACGCACCGGACCCCCACCACGCGAGGTAGTAGGTCTTGGCAATGATTCGCCCGTTCATCGGAGACGGCCCCGACGTTTGAACGCACGCCAGCGGGGGCAGGTGTGTCGGTACCGATGCCAACAAGAACGGCAGCCACTTGGCATTGACGAACGCCAGACAGTTTCCCCCCGGCCGCAGCACCCGCGCCGCCGTCTCGGCCAGCCAGCGGTAATCGTCCAGCCGGTCATACACCGGGTCCGTGAACACAAGGTCCACGCTGCCGTCCGGGATGCGCGCCGCCAGCTCGCGGGCGTCGCCCGTCACGATCGTGTCCAGCAGGTCGGGCGGTATCATCGTCAGAGCGGCACGTCGTCGTATGGCACGATCGTCCCGCGTATCACGTGGCCGATCGGCACCGCGGTGTTGACGCCCATGCGGTACCCGACCCGCGCCACCATCTGCGAGAACCATATGTCCTCAGTCGCCAGGTCGCTGACGTATCGGAACCACGGCCCCTCGTCGCCACCTATCGCGGTCAGCACTTCCCGCCGGATCAGCGTGAACCCGAGCGGCGTCACGTCCACGGGCACGAGGTCGCCGCGCTCCCAGCCCAACACGGGCATCATCAGCGGGTCATCGTCCGTGGACTGCGGCGCCCACTTGAGCACTAGGTGCTTGTGCCCGTGGCGGCTGGCGTACAGCGCGCAGACCGTCCCGTAGTCTGCGCCGCGTTGGTCGGTGCGTAGGCGCTCCAGGGTGTCAGGGAAGAACGTGTGGTCATGGTCCATCATCAGCAGGCTATCGCACCCGCTGGCGAGGAACTCCACCACCAGCGTGTTGGCCGCGTGGTGGGCTGCCATGCCAAGTGGCGGGACTAGCAGCGCATCGCCGGGACGCAGGCCGCCAGACAGCATGGTCGACCACGCATGAAAGAACCCAGGGTCTACCATCTGCGCCAGCCGGGTGCCGACCGCCACCGTACCCCACTCGGCCGGGTCATCGTAGGCGGGCAGCAGCTTTGCGAACGTGGCGGGCCGCGCCATCTGGCCGATGCTGGGCTGGTCGCTGAGGCTCTCCGGCGTGCCAGCCGGCGGGATACTGCCGAACGGTGTGTCTGTCATGGTGCCTCCTCTGGTGGCGGGCCTTCCCACGGGAACCCCCAGCACAGATATCGCACACGGAACCTGCGTCCGCTGGCCGTCATGACGACATCGCCAGTCGGCTCGACATACGTCACCTCGCAGGCGGTACGGTAAAGCTCATCAGACGCCGGATGGTATCCCAGCGTCGGCGCGGTATCCACGGCGCTCCACAGGATTCGCTCCCCCTTCTGGTGTTTGCCATACGGCCTAGGCACTCGCTCCTCTGTCATGTCCCCTCCGATCGCGTGTAGGCCGTCTGTGCGGGCCGCTGACGGCCGTTGTGGCGGGATACGGTGTCGTGGGCCATCATCGTGCTAGACGGCCCACCATGACACGATCGGGACTTGCCACCGACCATGCCAGCATGAGGGCAACGCAGGTGTCGTCATGGCCACCAGCCGGCGCGTTGTAGGACAGCGCCCCCGTGGCCCGCTCGGTAGCGGCATAGCTCAGCAGCTCCCCGTACTGGACTGCCCCCTCCGGCGTCTGGTCGGACAGGATGCGCAGGCGCCCGCCCTCGAACCCGCGCGCCAGATCTTGCACCATCGCCATCTTGTTGGCCGCCGTGAACTTGACTCCCCTGACGACGGTGTGCGGCGCCACCGACGACAACCGTTCGGCCAGCTTCATGTACGGCATGTCCCCGATGCCCGTCCGGTCAACGACCACGACGCGCGGCAGGTAGCGCACGGCCAGCGCCGTCAGCCGGTCAAGCTGGACATCCCAGTCAACGCGGTGGAACCGGTCTAGGTGAACCTGCGTCGGCTTGGCGTCATCGTCGCCCGTGCCCGTGTCCAGCACACAGGCCACGGTGTAGTCGGTCACGCGGGCGAGGTCTATGCCAACGACGTAGTCCCGGCCGTCCCGTGGTGCTGCCGGCATGGCGGTGGCGGCGTCGTTGACGTGGCGGAACACGGCGCCCGTGCCAGACAGAAACTCGGCCAGCCACTCCTGGCGGTAGGTGATGTCCGGCACACGGTCCCGTGCCAGGTCGGCGGCCCGCAGGATGTTCGGGTTCGGGTTGCCCGTGCTAGGTCGCTGCCACGATGCGTAACCCGGTTCACCCGATACACCCCGCAGCCATTCCCGGTGAAACCAGTTGAGCCCCCGCGGCGTGCTGATCAGCAACCCGTGCCCGCCGTTGTCCGCGAGCGTGGGCTGTAGCGTCTCTGTCCATACCTCCTCCGCAACCCTGGCGGCCTCCTCCATGACAACGAGGTCGAATGCTTCACCCAGGATTCCGACCGGGTTGTCGGCGGTGTAGACACCCAGCCACCCAGCGCCGCGGAAGGTGATCGTGCGCTCTGCCCTGTGGACTTGCGCCGCGCCCGCCTTGACGAACGGTGCCGTCACGGCCTCGGCCATGCGCCACACAGGGCGGGCGTTGCGGAACGTCGGCACCACCCAGGCCACGGCGCCACCCAGGCGGGCCACGGCCAGGCACAGGCTGCCGGCCATGACGGTCTTGCCGTACCGTCGCCCGCACGCCACCACCTTGACCGGCGCTGGGTGTAGCGCGATCTCGGCCTGGTCAGGCCGCAGGTGGGCCAGTTGCGAGGCGAGGTCAGGCGTCGGGGTCGTCATCGCCATCATCGTTGTGCAAGCGCAGCGCCGTGGACCACGAGAACATCAGCGGCGCCCCGTCCGCCCCCGTCATTTCCTGGCGCTGCGGTGCGTCCAGGCCCAGGAGCATGGCCCGCCGCGCCATCAGCTTGACGACGGTAGCAACGGCGCCAAGATGGCCCTTGCTTGCCTGCGGCCAGACAGCCAGAAGCATGGCGTCGATCCGTTCGCATTCGATGGCCCGCAGGTGCTCGGCCTCGTCCGCCGTCGTCTTGCGGGTACGCTCCAGGGCACGGCGCACGGCCTGCCACGCCCCGGCCTCGCTAATGCCCAGGCGCTCGCCTATCTGGCGGTAGGTGGCCCCGGCCAGGCGCATGGCGGTCGCCTGCTTTTCGCGCTCAGCGGCGCGGATGCGGTCGGGCGCGGTCTTGCACTTAGACACGGGCGGCCTCCGTGGTGCGGTCAACGAGCACCATGCCGTAGTTGTTGACGCCCTCGGGTATGACCACGCCGGGCCGGAGGCGTAGGCGGTTGCCCTTGAATGGCCGGTAGTCCACCTGGTGTTGCCAGCGCCCCCACTTGTGAACAATCTTGGTCACGTCCGGGTGCTGGCGCTGTAGGCTGCGGGCCATCTCTAGACGCCCGTCAAAGTCGGCGGTCTGTCGGTATAGCTCGTCGGTGTTGCCGCCCTTCA